ACCAGGTGCGCACGTTCATTGCGGCGCTCGATACCGCAAAGCCGTATCGCGTCACGATCGAAGTCGCGAAAGTGCCGCGCTCCAATCAGCAGAACCGCTATCTGTGGGGCGTCGCGTACAAACTGATTGCGGATGCGGTCGGCTACGAGGTCGAGGAAGTACACGAGTATCTGTGCGGCTACATGTGGGGATGGACGGAGAAGCGAGTGCCGAAGAAGCCGAGCAACCCGGAAGGGATCGAGTCCGTACCGGTGCGCACCACGACGCGCGACGCAGACGGCAAGCGGCGCGTGCTGAGCAAGCACGAGTTCGCCGACTATGTCGCGTTCGTGCAGAGGTTCGGTGCGAAGCATGGCGTCCACATTCCTGACCCCGACCCGAACTATGCCGAGCAGGAGGAAGCTGCGTGACGCAGGCGTCGTATCGGGAGTTTCTAGAGAACAAGCGGCACGTCGGGGCGCGCGAGGGATTCGCCGCGACCAATCTGCCGTCCTTCCTGTTCGATTTTCAGGCCGCACTCGTTGAGTGGGCGGTCGGCATGGGCCGGTGCGCGATCTTTGCCGACTGCGGGCTCGGTAAGACCGCAATGGAGTTGGCGTGGGGCGAGCAAGTTGCAAAGCACGCCGGTCGCCCAGTGTTGCTGCTGTCACCGCTAGCGGTGTCGCACCAGATCGAGCGCGAAGCGCAGAAGTTCGGCATTGACGCCGTGCGCTCGGATGATGGCCGCCTTAGCGGTCTCATCACGCTCACCAACTACGAGCGGCTGCATCACTTCCGCCCGGAGGACTTCGCAGGGACGATCTGCGACGAATCCAGCATCCTGAAATCCTTCGATGGCGCGCGACAGACTGCCATCACGGCATTCATGCGCAAGATGCCGTACCGGCTGCTAGCGACCGCAACCGCCGCGCCGAACGACTACATCGAACTCGGCACATCCAGCGAGGCCCTCGGAAACTTGGGCCACATGGACATGCTGAATCGGTTCTTCAAGAACGACCTGAACAACAGTTTCACGGGCCGCATGCGCGGCGAGGTTTCGAAGTGGCGGTTCAAGGGCCATGCCGAACTGCCCTTCTGGCGATGGGTGACCTCGTGGGCGCGTGCCATGCGCAAGCCCTCCGACCTCGGATTCTCTGACGAGGGCTTTGTTCTGCCGCCGCTGCGTGAGGTCGAGCACCTGGTCGACGTGCAGACGTTGCCGGATGGGATGTTGTTCGCACTGCCAGCCGTGGGGCTCAAGGAGCAGCGCGAGGAACGCCGTCGCTCGATGCAGGAGCGGTGCGAGAAGGTCGCGGAGCTCGTCAATAGCACAGGCAAGCCCGCCCTCGTGTGGTGTCACATGAATGACGAGGGCGATCTGCTCGAGCGGCTGATCCCTGACGCGGTGCAGGTCGCGGGCAAAGACAGCGACGAGAACAAAGAATCTCGGCTGCTGGACTTCGCCGATGGCAACGCGCGCGTGCTGGTCAGCAAGCAGAAGATAGGCGGCTGGGGGCTGAACTTCCAGCATTGCGCACACGTCGTGACGTTCCCCTCGCATTCCTTCGAGGGCTATTACCAGGGGGTCCGCCGCTGCTGGCGCTTCGGTCAGAAGTCGCCCGTGACGGTGGACATCGTCCGCACGGAAGGCGACGGGTCGGTACTCAAGAACATGCAACGCAAGGCCAGTCAGGCCGACGCGATGTTCGAGCGGCTCGTGGCCGAGATGAACAACGCCCTGCGCATCGATACCGCGCACGGGTTCCACACTCCGGAGAAAGTACCGTCGTGGCTGTCAAAGACCAACTGATCACGGATCGCTTCGCGATCTACAACGGCGATTGCGTCGAGGTCATGCAGACCTTGCCCGAGAAGTCCGTTCATCTTTCGATCTACTCCCCGCCGTTTGGCGGTTTGTACCACTACAGCAGCAGCTATCAGGATCTGTCGAACTGCAAGGATTACCGCGAGTTCTTCGATCAGTACGCCTTCTGCGTTCAGGAACTCGCGCGCCTGACGGTGCCGGGACGCATGACCCTGGTTCATTGCATGGACGTGCCGACCGGCAATAGCGGGGTCGACGCCCTGCAAGATTTTCCCGGCGACATCATCCGGCTCCATGAGCGGATAGGGTTTCAGTACACAGCGCGGTATTGCGTGTGGAAAGAACCTCTCGCGGTGCGCAATCGCACCCTGCAGAAGAGCCTCGCGCACAAGACGATTGTCGATGACTCGAGCCGATGCAGCGTCGCGAATGCCGACTACCTGCTGGCGTTTCGCATGAAGGGCACGAACCCGACGCCGATCACGCATCCGGTTGGGCTGCTTGAGTATGCCGGAGAGCGCCAGCCGCCCTCCGATGTTCTGAAGTATCGCGGGTGGACGGGGAAGCAGACCGAGAATCGATTCTCGCACTGGATCTGGAGGCAGTACGCGAGTGCGTTTTGGGATGACGTGCGCATGAACCGCGTGCTGCCGTACAAGCAGGCGCGCGAGGCGGATGACGAGAAACACGTCCACCCGCTGCAGCTTGATGTCATCGATCGCGCGCTCACGTTGTGGTCGAACCCTGGTGAGGTTGTCTTGACGCCGTTCATGGGCATCGGCTCGGAAGCCTATGCCTCGATCATGGCCGGGCGGCGCGCGATCGGCATCGAGCTTAAGACGAGCTACTACCGCCAGGCCGTTCGCAACTGCGAGTCCGCCGGGCGCGGCGTGACTGTCGAGACCGACAACCTCGACATGTGGACGGATGAGGCCGCCGAGGATGTGGCATGACCGACCTTCGCAAGAACGCCCGCGCCCGGGATTGCGTGGTGCGCTTCCCCGGCATCTGCAACCGCGACCCCGAGACGACCGTGCTCGCGCACCTCAAGCGCGGCGGCTGGTGCGGGACCGTGAAGCCACCCGATATCTGCGCCGTGTGGGCCTGCAGCGCCTGTCACGACGCTATCGACGGCCGCGTGCGTACCGAGCTGACCCGCGAACAGATCGACGCGCACTTGCTCGGCGCGCTGTGCCGGCAGCTTGTGATCTATGCCAGCAAGGGGATGGTGAAATGGTAGCCGCGCTGGCGCAGAGGCGGGCGGCATGAGCATAGACCTACTCTGCGCGCGCGTCTATCTCGCCGAAGCGCGACGCCGTCGCGGGCAGCGGTTTGCCTTCACGCTGCTGCTGTGGGCCGCGAATGCCCGCAAGCGCGCCATGAGCGAACCGAAGCAGCGCGATCTGTTCGAGAGGCCCGCAGCATGACCCGCGCCGACCGTGAAGCGATTGCGAATTACCTGGACGAGACAGCGGACAGCCTGCATTGCAGCCACTACTCGCCACGTCACAAGCGCGTCGAACCGGATTGGGCGCGCGAGGAGATCGCGCAGTTGCGCAAGTGGGCCAAGATGCTGAGGGAGGCGAAATGAACGAAGAATCTATCCCGCGTCGCCATCCGTTCGAGGTGCGTTGCTCAAGTTGCGACGCGCGGATTGTGTGGTTCCGCACGAAGGCGGGCAAGCGAATGCCAGTAGACGCCGACACATGCAAGCCGACTGATGCCGAGCATCAGCTTGATCTGTCACGTCACGTCTCGCATTTTTCGACATGCCCAGACGCGCAGAAATGGAGGAAGCCGCGATGAGCAACCCCAACGATCCGGCGTATCCGACAGGCCGGCAAGAACTCGGCTACCAATACGACCCTTCGAAGAGCACCTCGGTCGCGCAGACCTACATCGTGCCTCAAGGCGGCATGACCATCCGCCAGCGCTTCGTGATGGCGGCGATGGGAAAACTAGCCGCCAAGTTCACAGAATACGAGCGCACCGATAGCGGCACTCGCGTATGCCCGGAGGATTTTGAAACGCGCAGCAAAGAGGTCGCCAAGATTGCGTGCCTTTACGCCGACGCCGCGCTGGCCGAGGAAGCGCGAACAAGGAGCAAGGCGTGAAAGAGCGTCCCATCCTGTTCAGCGCTCCGATGGTGCGCGCGATTCTTTCGGGTCGAAAGACGCAGACGCGGCGACTGATGAAGCCGCAACCCGCGCCGAACGGCACCTGGTCGAAAACCCTCAATGATTTCGTTTGCTTGATAGACGAGTACCCACCAAGCGCGACCATTTGGAATGGCGCATGGCTCGGCATGGACGCCGGCGAAGAGCAATGCTGCCCCTACGGCGTCCCCGGCGATCGGCTATGGGTGCGCGAGACATGGCAGCACGCGCCGCAGGATCGTTGCGACTGTCCGCAGCCTTCCGAGCCCTCGCCGTGCGATGACTGGAGCAACGGCACCGGCTGTCGATCGAATCGCGGCGAGGTACTGTACCGAGCTGATGTCGGAAACGAAACCGAGGAGCGCTCGGTGGTCAGACTAGCGCACCGACATGGTACGCATGTTGCGCCTTGGCGTCCCTCCATCCACATGCCGCGCTGGGCCTCGCGCATCACGCTCGAGATCACGGACATTCGCGTCGAGCGGTTGCAGGAAATCAGCGATGCGGATGCGATGGCGGAAGGCGCCGCGTTTACCTGTCCGCAATGCGGGAACGATCTCGACGATGAGCACGGCGCAGAAGTACATGCGGCCTGTGATGATCCTGACATGGGCAGCCACGGCGAAGGATTCCGCCGGATCTGGACCGCGATCAACGGATCAGGTTCATGGGATGCGAATCCGTGGGTATGGGTGATCGAATTCAGGGGGGTAGACTCATGACCGCAAATGACCCGCCGCACATCTTCACGAAGCCCGAAGCGCGCGGCCGCGTGAGCTGGTGCATCAGTATGCGCTACGGGATTTTGTGCAATTGGCGCAGCTACGCTCGTGAGCGCGACGCGCGAGTGGCGGCGTACAGGGTGTTGGAACGAATGAAGAGTGAGGGGATGACGCTATGACCAACCCCAACGACCCAGCCGACGAAATCGAGGGTCTGCGCAAGCTGCTCGCGGAGTGCCAAGAGTACGTCTCGGACGCGCACGCCGCGCAGCTACGCGAAGCCAAAG